GTCGAACTGACCCCCCACGAGCCATACCGCAGCCACGGACTTTACCACCAGACTTAAAACGCTTATTTGGACTAAGATCTTCACGTACACGTTTCATAGGAGCTTTTGCTTTTCTTACTGGGGATGTACCTCCAGTTACACGTTTCTTAGGTCCACCAGAAGGCGTGGGAGCAGGTTTCTTTATCTTTGGAAATGGACCACCAGTCATAGGCGTCTCTCCTGCTAATGGCCTTGGTTGTCCTAAGTCAGGATCAGAGTAAAGCCTAGGGTTTTTTCTACCGACGGTGACACGCTTTGGCTGAAAAGTCATAGGTTTTGTAGGGCCAGATTCCGGTACATTCGCTTCGGTAATCCTTTTCCGTGCCATACCACCGCTTTTCATTTTCTTAACATCTTTCATTTTTTCATCCTTTTTTACTTTGCTTTTTTTCTCGTTGTCGCTTAGGTTTAAGTTTTGCATCATGGCTTCTTTTGTACGAGCGGTTTTTTGCGCAGGAGTCATAGCATCAAACTCTTTTTTAGAAGGTACTTTTGGTTTTTTCGTGTTATCCATTTACATCACCATTTAGATTTATTTGCCCAATATGCCGCAGACATCTTACCTTTAGCTATATTTTTACCGTGACGGGCTTTAAAAGATTTACGTTTAGCTTTCATCCTAGCGGACTCGCCTTTTTTAGGTTTGCCTGCTGTAGATGCGCCTTGTTCTCCGTAGCGTATTATTTTTTCTTTGCCATTTTCACACGCTTTAACTATATGAGATTTTTTAGCGTGTGAGGGAGTCCGACGTGGTTTGTTGCACGCCATAGCCTTTTTATCGACTTTACCGCCGGACTTATAATACCTACGCATTAGCTATAGAACACTGTCATAGCAACAATATTGGTAAAAGCAGTTATATACACATCATCTTGAAAACGTACACCATAGTCGGGTATACCAACAGAATGAGAGTCATTTGCTTCAAAATCAATATCTAATAAGGTGGCTCCACCATTACCGTTGGTAATAGTAAGTCGCCCTGCACCAGAGGTATTAGTCAGCACTTGTACTTGTCTTATTCGCGCTGGCCCTATACCTACTGATCCTACGCCAGTAACTCGCTTTGTGGAAACATCAGAACTAGACATAGATGCCTCCTATTAAGAAAGAGCCGCGCCTACAGCAGTTACCCAAGCAGCGCCAGTGTTAATCACGATGCAGTATTCGTTGTTACCGCCACCGTTGTCACTGACCATATATGCAGTGCCTACAGCAACATCAGCAAAAGCTGGTAAATTAGCAGTAGTTACTACGGGAATTTGAAAGCCATTATCCGAACGGACTGGGCCTGAAAAAGTGGTTTTAGCCATTATAAAGTTCTCACATGTGAGTTAAGGGGAATCTGTCTACATGTCGTCAGTCGGGTCTGTCAGATTCACCGGATTGTTTCCCGATAGGAGTAAACATATCATAGTGTGTGTATTTAAGTCAACAATAAAAAAGGGGGCCGAAGCCCCCTTAGTACAGCATGTTACTACGCTATTAAGCGCCGGGTGATCCGTAGATACCCAAAGGATCAGATACGCCAAACGAGTAGCGTTCACGAGCCTTATAACGGCTGTTGCCAGTATCGAAATCAGCATCCATAGAGGTAGCCATTGGGCTACGTACGAAGTGCTTCAGACCATTTGGCACGTCAGTCATCATAAACCAAGCATCAGTGTCAGTCAGATAGTGATTGACTGCATACCCGCCGGGTACAGCGCCGTTGTTCATAATGGCGTTGATGTCGTTGTCAGCAGTTCCTACACGACCTTCAGTCTCAAGCAAACGAGTTGCAACAAACTGCAAGGAAGGTGGAATAATTAACTTCTTAGGCTTGGCCGCAATCAAAAGACCACGCTCATCAGTGTAGCCTGCTACCTGAATGATAGCCGCTTCCAGAGAAGTTTCGTTAAGGTCAGCCGCAACAGTAGGACGGTTAGAGTTAGTTCCACCAGAAACAAGCGGGTGCGCTGTTGAACATAGAGTCTGTCCATCACCGTAGGTGCTACCAGCAGCAAAAGCGTTGTTCAAAATGTCCGATGCTTTAACCTGCTTAGTGTACGCCATAGCGCGAGCTAGTGCTTTGGTATAACGAGATGACAGAGAGTCATACAAGTTATCTTCAATCGCTTCTTCAGTGATTGAGAAACCCATTGCAACAGTTTCGTGCGTGTAACGTGCACTCCATGCTTCTTGCGCGTTATCGTACTCGATTGCAGAACCTTCAGCTTTAGTTGGGGCAGAGCCAAAACCAGACAGCTTAGTTTCTTCTTCAAAAGAACGGTCAGAGGTTTCAGTCTCGAAAATCTCTTTATGCTCTTCACCATACTTTGCGTACTCTAAACCGAATAATGCGTTTAATCCGGGGAGTAGCTCTTTGAGTAATTGACTTCTTGAAATAGCCATCTAGTTATTCTCCTACGATGCCGGTACCCATTTGGTGGTACGGTAGGTTAAATTTAACCAAGACATCAGTCTTAGCGTCACCAATGGCAGAACCAGTTTTAGTTACAAAACCAATTACTTTGAATGCCTTAGTTGCAGTAGCAGTAGTAGCATCTAGTGCAATGTTAGACTTACCAGTGGTAGTGTTTACAGAAGTTGTAGCATTCTGTGCGCCAGTCAAAGGAGCATTGTGTCCAAGAGCAGTTTGAGCGACAGCGCCGTCAGCTTGTACTTGGAAAGTTACGCCCGGATCAGTTACTACATAAGCCGTAGCATTAGCAGTTCCTGAAGGATAGTACTGAGCAAAAATCAACTGACCTTCAGCGTTAATGTATTCACAACCAACAAACACGCCTAGAGCACCGATACCGTTGCCGCCAAGATTGTTAGTAGTTGCGTCTGCACCAGTGCCAGAAGCTAGTTGGACATACCCTGCGTTTAGTTCAACAATAGAACCGTAGCCTATGTTTTGAGCTACGCCAGCAGGAGTAATAAGAAAAGCGTCACGGGCACCAGCATAAGGTGTACCGTCAGCTTTACGTACGGGAACAAACCCGTATGGAGAGGCTGTAGTTGCCATTTATTTCACCTATAAATTAAGTTAAGTTCCGTTACCAAAGGTAACTTTTGATCTGCGGTCGTTAAATAACGGCATTCGCGGATCGTTCTCTCGCATTAGGCTGTTGTCTACTGATTGCATTTGCGCCTTACTTTGGTCTTTATAATAAGTATTGCGTTCATCAACCATTTCAACAGGAGCTTTACATAACATCAACCCCCCAATTATCAAGTTATCTTTGAACTTTTCGTTCTCTATAGATACAAGAGTAATTTCTGGGTGATCCGATGCCTTTACTGGTTCCCAACCTTCGCGTATTTTTGAGGACACATTAGTGGCGTCTACGTTACCTTGCGTGCTTACACGAATCCAGCGAAATGCATAGCCCGGCTCGGGGTTAGGTGAAGGCAATACTTCTGGCCTAGTCCAAGCGGCTTTACGGGTCGTTTTTTCACGGGTTACTTCTTCACGTTTAATTCTGTTATCAGCCATCATACTTTCCTCATCTCTTCTGCAACCTTTTTGGCGTATAAGTCAAGGGGTACCCCAAGTTTCTTAGCAATAGCCACCTGTGTCTGCGTTAATCGCACCTTCTTTGGTGCTGTGCTCCGCGTAGCGGGGGCAACCACATTAGACTGTCGCTTACTTGGTTTTTCCTCTAACTCTTCAGTTTCCCCAAATTCTTCAGGGAAGGTATTTCGCATACGAGAATTAATAGTCTCGTAGTATTCATCACTAGCGGTGTCCACACCTTGCTTAACCAGCTTACTGTGTACACCCATAGCATAAGCTGTCATCTCGTCATCAGAACCGAACCAAGAATTTTCATTTGCCCATTCGGACGCTTTGGTATCTGGCGGAATCGGAGCTTCTTGTGGTATTTGTACAGGAATCTCATCTTGTTGTAAAGCCTCGGACCCAAAATCGTTTAGTTTATCCACTTTTATTTTAGCAGCGGTTAAGTTTTCTTGGGCTTCTAGGAGTTTATCTGCGTTTCCAGCTTCATAGGCTCTTTTATATGCCCGTTTAGATGCTAACACTTCTATAGCTGAGTTCTTTTTAGCTTGCTCCAGTAAAGCTGCTTGATTTTTCTCAACACTACTTTTTAACTTGCTATTCTCTTCAACAAGCGATTTCGCGTAGTTTTCAAACTCTACTCGTTCACGATGTGCCGCTTCTTTGGCACGTCTTTCGTCGTGGTACCCTTTACTAAAGTGCTGTATTCGTTTGCGTACTTTATCCGAATAGTCTTCTAACTCCTCATCGGTAAGGTCTTCAGGGGGTTTAGATGCTTTACGCCCTCTATCTGCTTTTGGCGTGTCATCTACAATTTCAAGCTCCACGTCTTCTTTAGCTGGTTTTTCCTCTGACTCTTCTTTACCAGATATATCAATTTCTATAGCACTAGAGTTTTCTATCTCTATATCCTTATCCTCTTGCTCATCAGGAAAAGTGTACTCTACTTTTTCAAATCCCATTATATACTCCTCACACTCGTGTAACGCCACGAGGATCGTTTACTACTGCTTCAATTGAATCATCGTTCATTAAACGATACTCAACACCACCTACTTTAAAACGCGTACCAGTATTGGCACGGAACATTACGTAGTCGCCTGTCTTACACCAAGGACCAGTAGGAAATCGCTCTTTATCAGAATACGCTTGGTTGCCCATATCAAGTACAACCCCGATAGTAGACATTATGTATTCGTTGTGCATTTCTTTACTGGACTTAATAATGCCGCTTTCACCGTACGTATCTTCTACTTCCGGCATGGCTACTAAGACACGATACCCCACAGGAGTGGGTATCTGTAGATCAAGCTCTTCGTCATTTTCCGCTTCTTTCGGTACTATATTTAACTCAGTCATCATCATCTTCCATATAATTGCGCGAGAGGTCATTTATATACGCTATGCAGGTTTCGAGACCTCGGATCAAACCTACAGTTTCTTGGTATTGGGCGTAATCCTTCGCACCCCCACCACTAAGAAATTCTGTTGCAGAAGAGACATCCTCTTCGATTTTATTTTTGAGCACGTCAAAGACGGTTTTAGCCATGATTTATCCTTTCGGGTTATTTTTAACCTCTTTCATTAGATCGAGGTCAAGTTTAGTATTAGCCGTTCTTCTATCGGCGGCTAGTTTAGCTCCAGCTTTCTGAGCATCTATTTCCAACTCTTGCCTTTCTATTTCTAGTTGCTGTTGATCTATTGCTACATCAGCTTGGTCTTTCTGTGTTTTACGCTGCAACTCTGCTTGTTTTAGCTGTATATCCGCTTGATCCTTTTGAGCTTTGCGCTGTACTTCTTGCTGCTTAACCTGTAGTTCGGCTTGTTGCATCTGTACTAAAGGATCTTGCTGCTGTTGTTGCGCTTGCTTCTGTGCGGCTTCCTGTTGATGCTGCTGTGTAAGCTGCTTACCCCCTTCAGATATTAACTTAGATAGGTGAACTTCTATTTCTTCAGGTAAGGCTTCGTTAGGTGGCGGTAAAGTAGCACCCAGTTTTTCTTCCATCTGCTTGCGGTATCTAAACCCTGTATGCTCCGCTATATGTGCATGTAATGCCGCCATTATTTGCTGTGCTTGAGGGTTTTGACCAATGGTTTGAGCAACCATAGGATCTTGCATAAACGCCTGATGAGCCGCTATATGAGCTTCATGGTCTTGGTTTAAGAACGCTTTTATGGGGGTACCTGTTAGCGCGTTCATGTTCTCGCTTACGGGATCGGTAGGCTTTATGTCCTCTTCTGTAGGAACTAACTTGTCAGCGTTTTTGACACCTAGTACTTCAATCATCTGCCTATGTAACTGAGGTAGGTTATATATCTGAGGTGCCTGTTGAGACATTTGCAACACGGCTTGATACTGTACAACTCGTTGAGCCATTGTGGAGCTGTTAGGGTCGCTTACAGGTATTACATCGACCATAGCGTAGTCGTCTTGTCGTGCCGCTACTTCTCCTCTATTAGGTATATAGTCGTATTCTGTAGACGCTTCTTCAGCCATTATAGCTTTGAGCATCTTAAACTCTAACTTCATAGCATAATGAACACGTGCTTGCACTGCCGCCATAGGTTTTAGCGTACGTTCTAGTAGGGCTAGTGTAGTTCCTACAGGTGCATTAGCCGACATGTCAGATATGTTCATATCACTTATAGCGCCTAGCCGACGGCCTTCTGTAGTGATCTGGTTAAGGAGGGCTAACAAAGTTTGGCTAGGCTCCTTATAAGGTAGGGGCATGATGTTTTCTTTGATGCTACCTGATGGCACATCTACATCTTTAAACTCGCCCGGTTCGATAGGAGTGTCGTCACCCTTAATGCGTAGGCCACGAGACTTTAAACCGCCGGGAAGATTAGACAGCGTACCAGCGTCCACCAACTGGCGTATGATGGATGTTCCTGCTTTAGCGTACCCCCCTACTATATGTATTAGTCCAAGGCCGTAGAAGCCAAATCCGGGTACATATACGTAATGTACGAAATGTTGACGCTTCAAAGTAAGCATATCGTCTTCGTTCCAGTTACGACGGATAGCCAGTATCTCTTCAGTGCCACGCTCTATAGTAACTATATAAGGTTTCGCAATACCATCTTCATCGTCCACTCCTTCAATGATAAGGTCTGCATGGATTTCGTAAATGGTGTAACGATCATCATCAGTGATGTCGTACCCGCCTTCTTCCGCCTTCTTTTCTTCTATATCGGTGTGGAAAGGGCGAGGCTCTCCTAGTTCTATTCCCGCGTAGAAACCGCTAACCTGTAACTTCATTACTTCGTTTTTAGTCTTACGCATTACATGGGTAACGCGCTCGGCAGATTCTATGTTAGATGCTCCGTAAGGCACAATAACGTCTTCTGCTGGTATATAGATAGCAGCCTGCCTACCCATATTGGGGTCAAAGTAAACTTTCTTAAATGCTGACCCTGCCAGTCCTAGACTGTATAGCATTCTTTCATGTTCTGGACGGTACTCAACCATGTTCTCTGTAAGCTCATAGTTCATGTCCGCTTTTACGCGTTCCGCCGCATCTAATTTTTCTTTAGTTTCTTTACCTAATACTTTTACTCTTACTGGCCCCGCCGCAGGAAAAGTCTCACTCATAGTCTCCGCTTGAAACCGTATGGCTGCTTCAGCTAAGACCGTAGAATTAACGCCACAAGCACCTTGCCAAGGAGTGGTACGCTCCTCATATTTAAACCCTAAAATGTCTAGCCCTTTAACGTAGGTATCTGCCCAGTCTTTACGGCTGTCAACGTCCGCATCTACCATACCTACTAAGTCACTTGATAACTCGTTTAAAAGTCCTTCGTCAAGTACTTCCACTAGATTGGCATCGAACGCCATTAGGTCGATTTCATCGCCGCCGGGAATTATTGTTATCTCCATACTACCGTCGGATAAAGTAACCATCTCAGGATCAACTATTTCTATTTCTAGTTCTTCCTCACCTGTGATTTTCTTTGCTTCTACGTCTTCTATGCCTTCTGGTGCGGCGTAGATACCTTTCTCAATTGCCATTTCGTAACCTCTTAGTAAAACCCGCTTCCGCGATGTTTAAAGTGTTTAATTTCTTCTGGCTCATCAGTTGGTAGTCGTATAAATCCGCCTTGTCTGAACCGCATAAGTGCCATAACTGTGGAATCCACTAGATCGTCATGGCTCATAAACGGGAATCCAGCGATCTCTTCTACTACTTCTTCTGCCCATCTAGTCTGTGGAACCCATACTAGTCCAGATTGCACAATGTCAGATACAGAGTTTAACCGTGCTAGTTTATCACCAGAACCTCTGTGGGGGGTATATTCTTGTACTAATAACCCCATACGACGCATTTCTTGGTATAACGCTACACCAGAACTCTTTTTCTCTACTATAAAAGCATCCGGCTCCCATTCCGTGTATTGATCCATAGCTAGTTCTTTTAGCTCGTGAAACTCCATACGCTCTTTTATACTATTAAGCAGTATTATATTATACGCTGAAGTCTCCTCATTAAGAAACACCCCCCACGTAGTCAATGCAGTATAGTCAGCACGGTTGTGTTTTTCGGCTGCGGAGTCCAAAGACATGATTATATACTCGCAGGCTGGAGGTCGTTCTTGATCCCACTCATTCCACCACTCTCGTTTAACCAGTGCGGCCTCTTCAGCAGTGGGTTGTTGTTGATACTGGGCGTTCCACTGGAACGTAGGCATGGATGCTTTGGTACGTAGTAATGCTTCAAGATCAAAAAACTCCGGCCATAGAGGTTTCTGTACAGGCTTACCTGTGTCTTTATCATACACATCTAATATGGCGGGAAACTCTATTACTTCATACTGGTCGGCTCGGTCATTCTGCGCCATGTCTTTAACAACACGTCCTGTAAGATCGTCCATATGCCATCGTGTCTGTATAATAGCTACACTACCCCCCGGCATAAGGCGTGTACGAGCACCAAACGTGAACCACTCGTATGCCTTCTCGAATACCCCAAAGTTACCATTAATAACATCTTGCTCTGAATGAGGATCGTCTACAAGTAGTAAATGCGCACCACGGCCCGCTAGAGCCGATCCAACACCACATGCGTAGTACTCCCCACCCATACTCGTACTCCAGCGTCCGGCTGATTTAGAGTCACTAGCGAGCTTTACTGTAGGAAATACATCTTGGTATTGGGGGGTGGATATAAGATTTCGTACTTTACGGCCAAAATCTACTGCTAGGTCAGTAGTGTGGGACACCATCATAACCTTTTTATCAGGATTACGTCCTAGGTACCATGCGGGAAAGAAAATAGATACTTCTTGGGACTTACCATGACGGGGAGGTATGTTTACGCACGCTCTATCCTTATCTCCACTCTCTATAGCCATTAGTAGGTCAGCTAAAATCCTGTGGTGTTTACCTACGATAAATTCAGGCATCATAAGTTTACAGAATTCTATTAAATCGTCGTATGCGGCCTTTACTGTACGTCGTTTGTCCAACTCATCGACAAGTTTCTCTATCTCCACCACCTCGTCGGCGCTAAACTCGTCGATGTTATCCAACATATGCTGGATTTCTTCTTGTGTGAAGTCCACAGGAGTGCTATTCACTCCCTTCTAACCCCAATTCTGCGTCTATATCCACAATTTCTCCATCTAAAACAACTTCTTCAGGTGGATTTACCAGTTTTTCTAGTTTTTTGCGTAGTTTCGCCTTTAAATCATCGGTTGACTGGTGTGTAACGGTTACTTCTGACTTCTCAGCAAACAATCCTACGTCTGAAATCTTACCCAGTAACTCTAACGCTCGGATACGAACGCGTGGATCAGGGTTTTCTGTCTCTAATATTAGCTTATTTGTTACTAAGTGACGCACAGAGACGGCTGACTCTACTACAGAGGCACCAAATTCCGTAAGTATGTTACCTGTAAGCACTAATGAGGCAGGAGTAAGGTTAGCTATACGTTTG